AACTTGACAAAAGAAAAGAATAATACACTTTGTGTTATACAAAATGTGTATCAATATCAACAAATAAATTAATTTTTTTTTTGATTTATTAAATTTTAATTATATCTTTACGATGTAAAAAACAGAAAAATGAATAAAGTTAAAGGTATAAAAGACTTGATGTCTAATGGTAGATATAAACCATTACATTTAAGCGATGCATTAAAAGCAGATGGAGTCCCTGGTAATTGGGATTGCTATCAGAATGTTTATAATTTAATCAATGGGCATATAGTTCCAAAAGATGCTTATGTTTTAATAGTAATAGCAGAATTATTGAATGTTGATTTAAAATCAGTAATCTATAGGTATTCAAATAGATCTGAGCCTTCTATTGAAATGAAACAAATAAGTAAACCAATAGTTCTTTCTGAATTAAATTGGTAATAATCAAGTAGTAACAATTAATTTTTTTTTATGAATTTAAAAGATTTATCAAGACCATTGGATATTTCCGATGTAGATTTTCGTGTTCAATCCATAAACAATGGTGGATATGCAACAATCCTAGCGTATAAAGATGCTAGAGTAGATATGAATAGACTAGATGAGGTATGCGGAATTGGATACTGGAAGAAAGACTATCGCTCAATAGACGGAAGACTATATTGTGGGGTAGCAATTTACAATGACGTTATATCCGAGTGGATATGGAAATGGGATGTTGGTACGGAGTCAATGACCGAGAAAGAGAAAGGTATGGCATCCGATGCATTCAAGCGTGCTTGTTTTAATATAGGAATTGGTCGTGAGCTTTATGACTATCCAATTATTAGCGTTAAACTAAATGACAATGAGTACACTAAGGATGGTGGTAGACCTAAACAAACATTCAATCTTAAGATAAGAGATTGGAGATGGTATTCAGAATTCACAGATGGAAGACTATCTTTTATTGCTGCAAAAGATGAATCAGGTAAGCTTAGATTTAAATGGGGTGAAATGAAACCTAAAGTTGAAGAGCCAACATTTAAACAAGCAGCTGCATCTCCAGTTACGGAAGTTGAATCAGTATCTGTTTATCCAAAAGTTCCAGAGACTGAAAGTGAAGAAGCTGATGTATCAGGATTCTTAAAGAAGCCAATAGATACAGATCCAAATAGAGAGATTCTAGCTATGGAATACAAAGCTATATACGGAAAACTACCTCATGGAAAGATGTCTTCAGAAAGAATAAAGGAAGAGATTGATAAGGCCATTGACCTTGTAGAAGACGAGGAGAAGAATGTTCCTGAAGCAGAAATGGAAACTGCTGCTGATGCTTATACTTTACTAGTAGAAGAGGCAAAAGCATATAAAAGTCCTGGAGATTTTGTTGGATGGGCCAAGGGAATAGTTGCGGAATTAATAGAAGATAAGGAAGATGTTACTCTTATAGAAAATTTCAAAACATTTTGTAATACTTACTACGCTGAATTAACTGAGAAGTAATGGATATATTTAAGAAAGAAGAAACACAATCAAAAGTATTAGTCTTGGAGAATATCTCTAAGGCTAATCTTAAGTCTATGGCAGATTCAATAATAGACAATGTAATGGAGGGTAATTCAGATGCGCTCAAGGAATACATAAAGGCTAAAGGGATTATAGAAATTGCCAATACAATCGTTGAAGGTTTAAAAGAAATGGCTATCAGGGAGGCTGATAACTATGGTGGCGGAGAAAAGGTTTTGGGATGTGAGATACAGACTAAATCTACTGCTACAACATATTCTTTTGACCACGATGAGGAATGGAGTGTTCGTAATAATACAATAGAGCAATTGAAAGAGCAGCAAAAGCTTAGAGAAAAGCAAATGCTTGATGCTATTAATTATTCTCAAGTAGTAAATGATGATGGAGAAGTAATACATCCTGCCATAGTAAAGAAACAAGGTTCAACAACAATCGCAATACTAATACCAAAGAAATAATGGAAGAGAACAATGACACAAAAGAATTAAGAATAGATACTATATGTTTACTTAGAGCTGTGATGAAGATATCTTCTGCACTAAATGACATAGATACTATTGCTTTAAATAAGAAGTATTATAAATATAAATTCAAGAAACTATCAAGTCAATGGGTTGATTTAATCATGACTCATACTTCTGAGTTAATGAAATCATTAGCTGATGATGATTCAGATATGCTGATGGATATATATAGATCAATGGAAGAAAGTTGTTCAAAGATTCATATAGAAAATGATGATAAGACTGCTATAATTTTATTCTATGTAAAGTTAAAGAGTTCTTTATGGGATATAGACCAAATGAAAGAGATGAGAAATACTTTCTATCCTACATTCTTACATCAAATATCTGGAGAGGTAATCGAACAACTGAATAAGCAATACAAAGATATTCTTCTTATGACTGATGATGATGGTAAGGGAGTTGATTATTTAATTGATTATTATAACGACTTCGGTCAAAAAATTATGTTCTATGCTGAAGATTAGAGAATATATGTATACAATGCTGGTGTATTTAATATACAATGGCCCTGACTAATTAATGTTAACAAGTAAATTTATACCATGAGCAGACACAGAAATTTAACAAATGAAATAGATAGAATATTCGGAGTATTTCAAGACAATAATATAAAAACAAAATTATTAGAGGCTGCTGAGAAAGATTTATGTGCATTATTCCCAAGTCAAAATGATGATTTATCTCAGGTTCTTATTATGTTTAATCAAATATTCAAGAAGAAATCTAGGTTAATGTCAAAGAAAGTTATCTCAAAATACAAAGAGATACTAAAGTATTATGACTTAAATGATTTAGAAATATCTATGAACAATGCATTGGTAGATGAGTTTCATTTAGAAAACGGACACAAGTATTGTACGTTAGAATATTTTTCTAGACTGGATCAGATTGACAAGTGGGTTAATGTAAAAAAGGTAGAAAGTAAAGAGTCATTTGTGCTTCCAACATTTAATATAAAAGAGTAGTTATGAGTGACATGAAGGTGCGTTCTGAGCAATTAGTAATAAACGCAATACTTACAGATCCATCTTGCATACATAATATAATGTCAAAGATATCTTATGATATGTTCCATACTCTTGTTCATAAATTGATATTTGAAATAATAACTGACATATATTTAAAGCAAGAACCAATAAATCTAATTACAGTATATACATCTTTAAATAAAAGCAGTTCAATTAATAAATCAGAATCATTAAGTGAGCTTACTAGGATACAATCAATGTTTAACTTTACTGATAAACTTGAGGTTGGAGATGCTATGAATCTATTGATATCAGAATCTATAAGACATGAACATATAGATTTTGCTAACAAGGTAGGGAAAATATCTAATTCAGATAGCTACGATCCATCTACCATTATTGATTTAATGCAGTCTCATATCTTAGATAATAAACTGAAGTCAATTCTTAATAAAAAAGATTTTACAAATGAAGACTTACTAGATGAGTTAGACAAGAAGATGCTCGAAGCTTCTGAGAACAAGGGCATAAGCGGAATAAAGACTGGGTACGAAAGATACGATAAGGTTACAAGTGGAATGCAGCCAACTAACTTTATAATCATAGCTGCTAGGCCTGCGATGGGTAAGACTCAGTATGCGCTTGGTATAATGAGAAACGCTAGTGTAAATGATAACAAGAAAGGTTTATTTATATCATGTGAAATGGATGAGGTTCAGGTAATGAAAAGAATCATAGCAGTAGATAGCGGAATACCTGGATACTCATTCAAGCGTGGTAATCTAACTCCAAGCGAGAGACATAGATATGAATACTCTAGAAGAAGAATAATTGATTCTAAACTTAAAATTGTAGCAGGTTCATTTACTATTTCAGATGTATTATCATTAGTATATAAAATGAAAAACTCGGAAGGACTTGACTATGTAGTTATAGATTATATACAAAAGATAACATCTCCTGGTACTCAGAATAGAACTAATGAAGTAGGTGATGTATCTAGGAAGCTAAAAGATATGGCTAATGATTTAAAGATTCCAGTCATAGCATTAGCACAACTATCTAGAGCAGTAGAGCATCGTGTAGATAAGAAGCCTATGCTCAGTGACTTAAGAGAGTCAGGAGACATTGAACAAGATGCAGACATAGTTATGTTTCTTTATAGGTCTAGTTATTACATGACTCCAGAAGAGAAGATGAGTAATCCTTTAGCTGAAGATGGCTATGCTATAATAGCTAAACATCGTGATGGAGACTTAGAAGATATACAACTGAAGTTTGATTCAAACATCCCAGCTTGGAAGAATCCATTTCAGAAAGATGATTATGTAAAAGAGTATGTACAAACTAAAATTGAGCCTAACACTGATTTTGATTATCAAGGTTCTCAACCATTTTAAAAATTGATTATGAATATATTAAGCTTATTCGATGGTATATCGGCAGGACAAGTAGCTTTGCAAAGAGCAGGAATTGAAGTAGAGAATTATTATGCAAGTGAAATAGATAAGTATGCTATTCAGATAACTCAAAAAAATCATCCAAATACAATTCAATTAGGAGACATAACTAAATGGAGAGAATGGGACATTGATTGGAGCAGTATTGATATAGTAATTGGAGGAAGTCCTTGTCAGGGATTTAGTTTTGCTGGCAAGCAGTTAAACTTTGAAGATCCACGAAGTAAATTGTTTTTTGATTACTTAGATATTTGTAATCATGTAGCAGACCATAACCCAAAAATGAAATTCTTACTTGAGAATGTTAGAATGAAACAAGAGTATCAAGATGTTATATCTGAATTTCTTGGAATATCTCCTATGTTTATAAATTCATCTTTAGTATCTGCTCAAAATAGACCAAGACTTTATTGGACTAATATAGAAAATGTAATTCAACCAAAAGATAAAGGAATCTTACTGAGAGATGTTATATTAAATGATGTAGAAGATAAATATCACTTAACTGATCAGGCTATTGATTACATGAGTAGATTAAGAAATGGTAAACCTAGATGGGAGTATCATAAAAATCCAATTGATGGTAAGGCCGCTTGTCTAACTGCTAATATGTATAAAGGAGTTCCTTATGGAGTTTTGAGAATACCTGAAGCTACTAAGCAAGGATATGTAGATATTAATCCAAACGAAGGAGTTGATTTAACTTATCCTAATTCTAAAACAAGAAGAGGTAGAAGGATGGAAGATAAATCAAATTGCTTAACAGCAAATACTTATGAGTACTGTTGGTATGATGGTTTTATATGTAGGAAATTAACTCCTATAGAATGTGAGAGACTGCAAACTTTTCCTGATAATTATACTGAAGGAATTAGTAATAGTCAAAGATATAAATCATTAGGAAATGGATGGACAGTAGATGTTGTTGCTCATATATTTTCATTTATTAATAATAAAACTAAATAGTATGTTTGAACAAATGAAAAAGTCAAAGGATAAGGTTGCTTATCTATTAAGAAATCATCCTACATTAAGAGACAGCGATTATAAATTGATTGCTACTTATTGGCACAAAGAAATAGGAGAAGATATATCATCTATGTCTGCTTTTCAACTTCTTCAAAAGATATCAGAAGGAGGGTTAACTAGTTCAGAATCAATAAGAAGAGTAAGGCAAAAGATTCAAGAAGATAATCCTGAATTGCGTGGAGAGGTATGGTTGGATAAACAATTAAAAAGCGAAGAGGTTAGGGAAAATATAAAATATTTATAATGATAGGAGTTCTAATAGATAAAGGTTCATGGTTCGTTAGATATACAGACTTAAAACAAAATATAGTTGACATACCATTGTATCATGAACAAGCAATAGTAATAGGTAAATCAAAAGAAAATACATTCGTTTCATTTGAAAAGATATGGGTTAAGAATAAACTTTGGGTTGCTTTAATAAAATTTATAGACGAAGAAAAAATTAATATATGAACATAAATTATAAGGAAAGAATCGAAAATCTAAAAGATAGAATAGAAAAATCAAAAGAAAAACTAGAGACATTAGAACAATGTAATAAGTTATATAATTATTTCTATCCAGTTAGGAAGTCTCAAAATAGTTACATCGTTGAAATGAGAAGAGTAGTAGGTCAACAATTGTATGACCTAGGAATGTCAAAACTAAATATAGCAGGAATATTCAGCAAAGATCATTCAACTATAATTCATCTATTAAACATAGAAAGTAATATAGCTATTGAGAAAGAAGTAGCTAACAAGTATAAACTATGGATTGAATTAAATTTATATCCAGATTCTGTATTTGTTGTAGAACCATCTGATATACATAAGCAAGGAAGCAAACATACTCTAGAATATAAGTTAAGAGATAAATTAATTTATGAAAAGAATAGTAAAGAGAAATTCGTTTCTATATCGGTTAGTAAATACTTCAAAGAGAGAATGTTAGAATTAATTGATTCAGAAGATTATGTATTATGTAGAGCTGGACATACTGATTCGCTTATAGAAAAGATTAAATTCTCACACCCTAATCTTTATAAGTCAATAGAAGAAAAAGAAAATCAATATCAACAGAAAATGCTGTTATTAAATGCTACAAAATTAATTTAAATGTTTGATATTTTTGATGAAAAACCTCAACCTAAATTGTACATAGCTGATTTATATATAAAAGCTATAACAAGAAAGAAAACTAAGAAGCAAGTTCTAACAAGTACTAGAGATTTAGTTATACCAAATACATCAATAGTATTGCTAGACAATAATTTTCCAACGAAAAAATCAGAAAATATATTCTTTAAAAAGATATTTGATAAGTATATAGATAAGGGAGACATAAACAATGTTTCTTTTAAGATAGAAAAAATGGATAATATAAAATTTTCATCTAATTTATCTTATAAATTTAATTATAATGAACATTAATAGTAACATTTTTTTTGTATATTTGTTAATAATTTAAATAAAAACCATGGAAAAACAATTATTACAGGTTTTAGAGTTCCAAAAAGCATTTAATGTGGAATCTCCAGACAGACCTAAGATGTTAAGAAAGACTAGAGCTAAACTTAGACAGTCACTTTTAGAAGAAGAAGTAAAAGAGTTGCTTGAAGCAAAAAATATCATTGATGTAGCTGATGCTATAGTTGATATACTGTACATAACTTATGGAACTGCCCACGAGTATGGTTTAGCGGATAGATTAATTCTATTATTCGATGAAGTTCATAAGTCTAATATGACTAAAGTAGGTGCTGATGGTAAAGCTTTATTCAGAAGAGATGGAAAGGTGTTAAAGCCAGAAACTTATGTAGAGCCAAACTTAAAACCTATTCTTGAGCGTGACTTTTCAATATACAAGTCAAGTGATTTAGCCAAGGAACTTGCTGAGATAGAATCTAATATTGTAAATGGAATTATTCATAATACAATAAAAAAGAATCTATCATTTTTTGATAGAATATTATTCTCTATTTATGATAAATTAGAATCTATTCTTGAGAAGAAAGTTCAAGTTGAATTTCCAAAGGTAATTGTGTACGGAAAAGAACATGTTATCAAAGGGTAGAAAATACGGCAATAAAAAAATAGAACATAATGGAGTTAAATTTGATTCCAAGCTTGAATTCTATTGCTATAATTTACTTAACTCTCTTGAGTTTAAATTTGAATTTCAACATAAGTTAATATTAATTGATAAGTTTAAATACAATACAGAGTCTATAAGAGCTATAACAATGATTATAGACTTCGTATTATCTCATGGAGATACAATTATATACATTGACACAAAAGGATTCGCTACAGAGGTATCTAAAATAAAGTATAAGATGCTTAAGAATCATTTAAAAGATGAAATTAATACAAGAGTTATATGGCTTCACTCACAAAAAGAAGTCAATGAATTTTTAAACAATCTAAAAAACAATAAAGATGTCAACAATTAACAAAGTAATTCTATTAGGTAACGTAGGTTCAGTAGATGTAAAAGAATTTGATGGTGGTAAAAAACTTGTTCAAGTATCAGTAGCTACTTCTGAAAGTTATAAAAAAGGAGATGAATATGTAAACAAGACAGAATGGCACAGATGTATATTCGCTATACCTAATTTGGCTGATAGAGCTGTAAATATTAAAAAGGGAGATAAAATATATATAGAAGGAAGTGTATCTACAAATTCTTGGACTACAAAAGAAGGAGAGAAAAAAGAAATTAAAGAGATCTCTTGTATAATGTTTAAGACTTTTCAGAAAGCTGATTCAACAAAAGATTCAGCACCTAATCCAGTTGAGCTTCAGGGTTCTGGAGGAGAAGATCTTCCATTCTAATAAATATTTTAAGTAGATGACCATGAAGTGTAACTAAATAAACTAAAAGTGCCCACAGTAGTACATGGATCAGGCACTTTATCTACTTATTAACAAGCCAAAATTAAACTTTATGCATAGTTTTGGCACAGTATAAAACATTACCCTGCTTGAAGCAAACAAATAGGTGTTCATACATTGGCTATGATTAGATTAGAATCCACAACCAAGAGTGGAGTTGTTTGTAGAGAGATATAGATAGAAATAATCCCGTCCTAGACGGTGTAAATACTAAACTAATATATTCACTACTTGGGGTGACAGGGTATAAAATAAGAACATACAAAGTAAAAAGCTCGTATTGACTCTTAACTGAGAGGTACAAGTATATATAGGATTAAGAGTCCCTAGGCAGGTGAAGCTCCTGAAGTATGTTCTTTAATTTAGTCAGGTGGCGGAATGGTAACGCATATACAACGAGAGTTCTGCGGGCTCAACCATAAAGAGAGTTGTATAGTGGTATAAATACAGGTTCGAATCCTGTCCTGGCTACACTTTCAGTGATGTTGTATTGATTAGTAATTAATACAAACTGATGACTACTAGGAAAGACTAGTACATAGCCAGTTGGTGTAAGTGGGAATAAATACCACCTAGGGTAACATCTATTTTATAGAGATGCGAGTTCGATTCTTGCACTGGTTTGGAGAGATAGTGGCGGAAGGTTAGGAATTGTCCTGACGTGGTAGACGCTAATAGCTAAGAGTTCCACCTATTCATCCTAGTTGATGAGCAAAGGTTAAGCATAAATGGAATTCATATAGGTTCGAATCCTATCTATCTCACTAAAATTTAAAATTATGAATGAGTACACATTACAATTATCTGCGGAAGATATAGGGGAAATTATAACTATAATTAGAGTCCAACATCTTAAAATGCATACAGAACCTTTTGCTAGAAAGATAGGTATAAAGGAAAAGTTATTGCTTACAGTGGAAGAAGGCAGAGGCCCTCATGGATTATTAGTCCTTAAAAAGATGGATAGTGCATTACATAACATTAAAGTATCTATAAATATAGAAATACTATGAAGTCAATAATAATGAAGAGACATATATCCTTATTTAGAATGATTATAAATAAGAGATATACTCGAAAGAATAACTTAAGTAAAAGAATAAATAATGAAGAAGGAGATTAATCTTTTTATTTAAAGAATTGATGTTTCTTATCTCCTCTATTCTTTGATTGATCCTGATTCTTTGTTTTGGAACGGCTAGTATGAGCGACATCTATTCCGTCTCCATTACCATGAGTTCCATTCTTTCTATTTATAGCTTGTAATATAGCACGATACTTTCTCCTAGCTGGAGTTGAGTGATACTTTTTATTGTATACATCTCTCTTTTTTGCTGCTTCAGGATTTTCATGGTAATACTTAGCCGTTTTACTTTGACCTTTCTTCGTTCCTGCTAATGTATTTCTTGCCATATTACTTTTAAGGTCTAAATGTTTCTTTATATGAATTTAATCTATTCAACCATCCTTTAAGGAATTTTGAATTCTTACTACCAGGTCTTCCTATGTATTTAAAGAATCTCTCTCTTTCATTTGTAAGGGCATCAAATAATATTTGTGAATCAATGCTATTAGCAGCTGCAATAGTCTTGTTACCAAGCATCCCATCCTTATCTACTTTAACTCCACAATTAAGTATAGCTTGTTGTAGTGACATTACTGCTTGTTTCTTTCCTGAACCCCATGCCATTCCTGTCACAAATATCGCAACATTCTGTGACTTATACTCATCTGCTCTTACAGTATTCCAATAAAGAGTTTTGAATACATTGAACCAGTCTTCATTATTCATACTAAAGAATCTAGCATCTTTATCTTTACCGTAGAATTCTCTCCATACGGCATAAGTTATTCCAATGTTAGTATGGTATCCACCTAAGCCTTTAAATGGTGTAGGACAAGGATTCTTAGATGCTGAGTCAGCTTTATCTCTAGAAAGACCGCCTTCCCATTTCTTGGTAAATGTAATATACTTATCTATTAATTCCATTTCTTAATTTTTAATTTCTTTCCAAGTATCAGATACTTTAGTTACTGTAGATCTAATTTTTCTAACAATGCTGAATACACTTTTAAAAATGTTATTACCGCTGATGTCAAACCAATTTTCATTGATACTAGATAACTCCATTATAGCAAATATACATAATAACATATTAGTAAACAAAGCCGTTGTAGGAATAGTAAATGTGTATCCTAGGGCAATTAACACATTAGAGGTAAAAGGAGTTAATGCATAATAGTCTAATGGAAATAAAGCTCCTGCAAGAATGTAGTATCCAGCTGCTTTAAAGATATAACCTCTTCTAAGCATTTTAGATTTAAATACATCTCTATATTTTTTATTTTCTTCACAGGCTATTTTCTTTAAAGAAATAAGTTTAACTGCGGTATCTAAAAATATAATACCCATTAAGATAATTACACAAAGCTCTATTGGAGCAAAAACGGA